TTCTTCTTCTTCTTTTCTTTCTTCGCCAATTGTTTGAGTTCTGTATCTCTTTGACGAAGTTTCTGGGCCTTTAACCTAACACGATCAATAATACTTCCTGCATTTGCAACATTACCAAAGTCTGCGAATTGGCTTACATCCGCATGTTCCATGTACTTCTCCTTTATGTCCTGATACTTCTTCTCCTTTTGAATTCTTCGGAGAAACGCATACCAGACAATCTGAGTGAAGTACGCAAAGGCATTGGGTAGTCCTGTTCGTGTCGCCTTTTCAACATCATAATTCATAATGGCCTTGATACAATTCTCAACTCCATCCATGACCATTTCTTCTCGATATGTGTAACCAATAAAGTTTGGTTTGCGTGATAGTCCTTCTGCGATCTTCAGAAAACAACTTCCGATGTACTCTGGAATCTTAGGATCATCATTATCATTTTCTCTTGCCTCAGTTACTAGATTTACATAGTCAACTACTGATTGAGAAAATTCTTTATTGTTCACATAATGTGGCTTATCTTTAGGTTTTACTTTCATAATATAGAGCTAATATAACATAATATAAAAAAATGTAAAGAAAAAAATAAAAAGGTTGACAACTTTTTACAATGAGTGTATAATACTCAAAGTATCAAAAAGGAAAGGAATGAAATCAGTTTTTATCTGGATATTTCAATCTCTTTAGATATGCCTTCATGAGAGGATCAATAGTAATATCACTACTAGAATCCTTCTTATCAAGATCATAAGAATGTATTTCATCTAATATAGTTTGAAACTCATCTTCATCAAAGGTTCCATGCAATTTATCTAAGAAATTATATTTAAGGTAATCTCTCTTTAAAGATACAGGTGCTTCAGTCTTTGCAACGATTTTATTGCATTGTAGTTCTATGGGCTGAGCTGGAATATCTTCTTCGAACTCAGGTTGAAACATCCATTTCTCTAATGAAATATTACCCCTTCTACCCTGTTTAATCAAGACTGGAAGATCCAGAAAAAGAACATCAAAGTGAGCATCATAGTCCATCTCTTCGGCCATGATGTAACTCCCATCCGATAATCTATAAGAAAGAATGTTTATGTCGTCTGCTCCATCCATTAGGGCATCAAAGATTGCTTTCCATTCAACGTTCATATCGGTACTTCGTATGTTTTAGTTTTAAACTTTTCCTTTGCGTAGATTTTTATTCGTTCAATAGCGTGATTCAATGTATAGTTCTTTTTACTTTTCCAAGAAAGATCATCAGCTATATCAAAAACAGTAGTTGGTTTTCCATCAGTAGTTTTTCGTAGTCCTCTACCTATGGATTGTAGAACTCTTATTTGAGACTTTGTTGGTGATGCAAACACTATGTTATTCAGATTAACTATATTTATACCTGTAGAGAACGTCCCAACAGATGCGACTATAATTGCGTTCTTTTCTTTCTCCGTAATCTCTCGAATGCGTTCTCTTTCCTCTGCATTCACCGCACCCGATACAAAGAATACCTTTCTCTTACCCTTTACCTTATTCTGAAAGAGCTCATAAAGGGGTTTACCATGTTTCTGTACGAGATTGTAAAGCACCAGAGAGTTACCGCTTTGATCACAAGTAAGGTTTACGATGAATTTGTTTCTCTTCTCGTAGTTTACGATGTAGTCAATCTCATCCGAATATTTCAAGGACTTACCGATCTTTCGTGACTCAACTGGATAATTCAGAACCAAACATTTAATGTTTAATTGAGCGAGAGTATCTGAATCGATAAGTTCCTTTGTGGTTGTAACCTTGTATTGTGGCCCAAAACTTCCCTCCAGAACTAACTGATTTACTATCGTATTATCCAGTGTTCCGGTAGTTCCGATTCGATAATCTGCATTGACCAAACGATTCATAATCGTAGTTAAACTCTTTGCTTTGAATGTGTGGGCTTCATCACCTATCACCATACCATACTGAAAGAACCATTGAGCAGGCAGTTTGATTGCGCTTTGCCACGTAGTAATTACAACAGATGCATCAAAGTTGAACTTCTCCTTTCCAGAATAGATTTGGTGTATCTCCGATTCGGCATCAAAAGTATCATCAAGAGAGGAGTAGTTCGCAAAGTCCTTCGACATCTGAGCTACCAAAGATGTAGTCGGAACAACGATCAGTGCGATCAATCCTTTATCGGAATTGTTGAGAAAATAACGCACCAAAAGATATATGATAAGAGATTTTCCAGATCCTGTTGGAGATAGAAGAATACATCTTTTATGACGAGCAGCGTGGATGAAGGCATCCAACTGATAATCGCGAGGATTGATAGACTTGCCGTTGATAGAAATATTAGAGACTTCGACGTATTTTTTGAGATCATCTCTCGCGGGCATTGAAAATCTTAGGGATTCATCAATATTTATCTCATATCTTCGTTCTGTTGCGAAGTCTAATGTTTGAGTCAGAAGACCGTAGGGAAGTTGTTGAGTTCGAAGATCGAAAAGTCGTATCTTTCCATCCCAAAACTTATTACGATACGCGGGCATGAATTTATATCCATCCGCATAGAATGTATAATATTCGTAAAGTTCGCGAAGTATTCCGGTGTCTTCACACTCGATGAGCAACTTCGCTTCGTTCTCCTTTAAAACTTTTATCATTACATACCAGAAGTGAACTTCTGAAATTCAAGAACATTTTTAATGGACTGGTGTTTCCACTTTATGTTGTCAACTATCTCTCGAAGAGTTTCCTCTAAAGTTTTGAGGTAGGCAATCCTTTCTTCACTCTTTTGCAGCTCTTCATCGGATTCAAAGAAATAGTGAAAGTCAGACTTCATTATCTTCATTCCATCAAAAGGATCGTAAGACCATCCATACTCATCGATCTTTTCCTTTGGAAGTTTTCCCGAGAAGTGTAACCACTTATCACGCAACAAAACCTTTTGGGCCATCTCTTTCTTTTTAAGTTGCAACTTAATAATACTATGCAACTCCAGATATTTTGCGTGATTCTTACTGTTCTCTTTCGAGGCTTCGTCTAAACATACTGTATCAATTTGCGAGTCCTTCTTCCACATCGCAAGGATTTCATCAAGTGTCATCATATAAAACTATTTATTACTTTATAATATTGAATTCGCTGTATCTAAATGTAACGTCGGCTTGTAAGTATTCTACGTCTGTTGCCTGTGTGGTGAACTCTACACCACTTAAAGAAGTTGGGAATGCGTCTTTGAACTGAAACTCTTTATTTCCATTGTTGTGGTTTGAGAGAACACTTAAAATCATATCAGAGAAGTCTAGTCCCGTTTCACGATTGTTGATCATCCAATCAAATATTTCAGTATAGTTCTTCATGTCTTCGTCAATCGCAAATCGAATACCAAGAGAGTCATATCCAATTGCGTCTCCGGTTTGAAAAGCGGTATGTCCTCTGAATCCTTGAGTAGATTCACCCATACTTATCGATGGGATTGAGAACGATGTTATGAAATACTCGACGTTTGCAAATCGATTACGGTTGATCGTAAGACGAAATCCAGTGGGTGAGAGAAAATTAAAATTTGTTGTAAGTCTCGCCATGGGTGTATTTATAAAAAAGAAGGGCCTCCAAACGGAGACCCTTCCAAAGATTATGAACTAATTAGAATTAGCTCTGTCCACCTACGTTGATGTTACCAACGCGGATGCTGCGGAAGTATTGGTTGCTGTTAGCAGAACCGATACCAGCAGATGTGGTAACAAAAGGATTGGCCTGTAGACCGTAACGAGTCTTGAAGGCAATCTTGGGCTGGAATGTAGATTCGTCAACCGCACGTACCATCGTGAGAGGAACGTATGGGCAGTAGAACAATCCAGCGTCGTATGGATTAGGGCCACGGAATCCAACAGTAGCGTAATCGCCAGTTGTGTAAGGATCAACGTAAACCTTCATCTTACCGTTGAGTACACCAGCGAATGTGTTTCCGCTGTCGTCAACGTTGAGGTTAGAACTGATGTTAGAAGCGTAGTCGAGTTGACCAGCGGCAGCCAAGGCAGAAGCAACGTTGCTAGAAGCGATAACGAAGTTACCTTTTCCGCGACGAGTTTCCTTTGCGATAGCGTTGGCTTCAACTTCCAACTGATAGATCAAGCTCTTGAACTTTTCAACAGCCCAACGTCCATCAGCGTCTGCAACCAAGTCGAAAAGACCGTCTGTACCAACGTTTGCTCCACCTGTCTTGGCAGTGCTGTTGATCGAACGGATAACTTCGCGATTGATTTCAGCGAGGATTTCAGAAGACAGGATGTTAGCCAACTCAGATTCTGCGTCCAATCCGTGGATTGCCTTCAGATCCTGAGCGAGTTCCATCGTGTACTCAGCCTTCAACTGACGTGTCTTGGCAGTTACAGTTGCCTTTTCGATTGTGAAACCGAGTTCAGCAGGAGTAGCAGCTTCAGCAGTTGCTGTCGCGATCCCTGTACCAGTTGTGTATGCAACCTGTGGAGAATCGAGAGTATCTGCGTAAGGATCTGTTCCACCATGTGTTCCAGTTCCACCGAAGTCTGTGTCAGCTTCGTTGAAGAGAGCTTCCGTATCGGCAGTTGTTACCTTGCCTGGATTAGCAGAACCATCGGTTGTGTCGTTGTAGCGAGACTTCATTGCGAAGATCAAACCCGTTGGGCCTGACATCGGCTGAACACCAGCAACGTCGTATGCGATCAAGTTTGGCATCGCACGGCGAACCAAAGAGATCAATACGGGATCGTAGTTTA